GTATAATGAGTAAAATAGAAGTAAATACAGTTGCACCACAATGCGGAACTACTTTAACACTAGGTGAATCTGGTGATACGGTAACGCTTGGCACAGGTGCAAGTCAATCAGGATTCGGAAGAACAGGAACAGTAGATTGGCAAACAGGTAGTATTAAGACATCTACTTTTACAGCTGCTAATGGTGAAGGGTATTTTGCAAACACATCCGGCGGTGCCTTTACAATGAACTTACCAGCAGGGTCTGCAGGTAACATTGTATCTGTTGTAGATTATACAAATACTTTTCAAACAAATACTTTAACAATTTCACCAAATGGTTCAGAAAAAATTGGTGGCGTTAATTCTAATTTTATAGCATCTACAGAAGGTCAATCTGTAACTTTTGTTTATGTTGATGGCACAGAAGGTTGGAAAAATGTCCAAGATTCAACTTCTAATGCAGTAGGAAATCCTTTCATAGTTGCCACAGGTGGAACAATAACTACTTGTGGAAATGATAAAATTCATAAATTTACAGGACCTGGTACCTTTACAGTTACTGCTGCTTCAGCTACAGCTGCAGAAAATATAGTTTCTTATTTAGTTGTAGGTGGTGGAGGTGGTTCAGGAATTTCTTATAATGGAGGTGGAGGAGCTGGAGGTGTTAGAGAATTAGAATCTCCAACAACTCCTTATACATCTAGTCCTTTAGACGGCTATCCATCTGCTCCCAACAGAGTTACAATCACAGCACAAGCATATCCGATTACAGTAGGTGGTGGTGCAACAGTAGCAGCAACAAATGCAAATGGTACTAATGGCTCAAATTCAATTTTTTCAACAATAACTTCAGCTGGTGGTGGAGGTGGTGGTGTAGGTACTGGTCCTTTAACTACATCTGATGGAGTGCCAGGAGGCTCTGGTGGCGGAGGTGGCGCTAAAGGTTCAGGTGGTACATCAGGAAATACAGGTGGAACAGGAAATACACCCCCTACAACTCCTGCACAAGGAACTAATGGTGGTAGTTTAACTAATGTACCAACAGGAGGAGGATATTCTGCTGCAGGTGGTGGAGGTGCAAGTGCCGCAAGTAGTCCTTTTGCAACACCTGGAGGTCCAGGACAAGGTGGTGGAGTAGGTGGTGCAGGTATAACAACAGAAATTACCGCAAGTCCAGTTGCCTATGGTGGTGGTGGCGGAGGATTTTCTTGGGGTGGTGCTGGAGGATCTGGTGGAACTGGAGGTGGTGGCAATGCAGGTAGTGCTGGTGGATCAGGTTCTGCAACTAGTGGAACTGCTAATACTGGTGGAGGTGGTGGATCAGGATCTGGTGGTGGTTCTGGTGGATCTGGTATAGTCGTAATAAGGTATAAATATCAATAATTATGACAAGTAAAATTAAAGTAGATAATATAAATAAAGTTTCAGATGATTCAAACATCATCAAAAAATGTGGTACGACAATTACATTAGGTGCAAGTGGCGATAGTATTGCATTAGCATCAGGTGCATCACAGACAGGATTTGGAAGAAATGGTGCTGTTAATTGGCAAACATCAATTAAGACATCTGGTTTTACAGCAGTATCTGGCGAAGGATATTTTTGTAATACCACTAGTGGAGGGTTTACAGTAACACTTCCATCATCACCAAGCGCCGGTGATATTGTAGCAGTTTCGGATTATGCAAATACTTTTGATACAGGAAGTTGTACTCTTGGTAGAAATAGTTCTAATATAGAGGGTGCGGCTTCTGATTTAGTTTTAAACAAAGAGGGCGTAGCGATAACAGTAGTTTACGCTGATTCAACAAAAGGTTGGATTGTGGTTAATGCTGGAAATAGTACAGATGGTATTCTAGTCCCAGCTTTTATAACAGCATCAGGTGGTACGGTTACAACTGTTTGTACAAATTATAAAGTCCATACATTTACAGGCCCTGGAACTTTTACAGTTTCTTGTGCTGGTAATTCAGCCGGTTCAAATACGGTTTCATATGTCGTAGTTGCTGGTGGTGGTGGCGGCGGTGACGGTAGAGGTGGTGGCGGCGGAGGTGGTGGTTATAGAGAATCAAAAGCAGCATCAGATTCTTATACAGCTAGTCCTTTAAATGCTACTTGTGGATCACCGGGTTATAATTTACCAGTTACAGCACAAGCTTATCCAATTGTAGTTGGAGCTGGAGGGGCAGGAGCAAGTTCTCCAGATTGTGATGGTAACCCTGGAAACAATTCAAGTTTTTCAACAATAACAGCAGCTTTGGGTGGTAAAGGTGGTGGAGTAAATCCATCTGTCCCTGTTAAAGTAGGGGGACCAGGTGGTTCAGGTGGAGGAGCCGGTGGTACTTTTAATTCTGCAGATGGAACTAATCCAGGAGGAACAGGAAATACACCTCCCGTTAGTCCAGCTCAAGGTACTAATGGCGGTAATGGAATACAAAATGGACCTCCTAATGTTCCCGGAGGGAGCTCACATGGAGCAACAGGCGGAGGAGCAGGAGGAGCTGGAACTCCAGCAACAGGAACACCTTCACCAGGTACAGGTGGAGTCGGAGTGTCAACAAGTATTTCTTCAAGTCCAGTAGCTTATGCTGGTGGAGGTGGTGGAGCCTCTGATTGTGGATCCACTGGAGGAAGTCCATGTGGAACAGGTGGTGATGGACAAACAAGTAGTACTCCTGCTAAAAATGGAACTACCAATAGAGGTGGTGGTGGAGGTGGTATAAAAGTTTCTCAAGGTGGTGGAGCAGGTGGGTCAGGTGTGGTGATAATAAGGTACAAGTTTCAATAGGTAAATTATGAGTGAAGTAAAAGTAAATAAAATTAGTCCAAGAACAGCGTGTGGTACAACTACATTAGGAGATAGTGGAGATTCTTTTGTTATTCCTAGTGGTGTAACAATCACAAACAATGGAACGCAGACCGGTTTTGGAAGAACAGGAACAGTAGATTGGCAGACATCAATTAAAACATCTACAATTACGGCAGTAAATGGAGAAGGATATTTTGTCAATACTACAGCGGGTGGAATTACTGCTAACTTACCAGCAGGAGCTGCTGGATCTATTGTAGCTTTTAGAGATTATGCAAATACTTTTGATACAGGCACTTTAACAGTATCAGCTAATGGTTCAGAAAAAATTAATGGAGACACTCAAGATTTAACAGTTACAACAGAAGGTGAATCAATTACTTTAGTTTATGCTGATGCAGCAAAAGGTTGGTTAGTTGTAAACGATGGAAATAATGATGCAGGTGCTCAAAGTTTATTTGTAACAGCAACAGGTGGAACTATAACAACAGTATGTACAAATTACAAAGTTCATACATTTACAGGACCTGGAACATTTCAAGTTACTTGTGCGGGTAATCCAGGCGGATCAACTGAAATTTCATATTTAGTAGTAGCTGGTGGAGGTGGTGGAGCTGCTAATGGTTCTGGCGGTGGTGGAGCAGGTGGTTACCGTGAAGGTAAAAGCCCTCAAACTCCTTATACAGCAAGCCCATTGGCTTGTACTTCAGGTTCAAATAATGGTTTACCAGTTGCAGTAGCATCTTATCCAGTTACAGTTGGAGGAGGTGGTCCAGGTGTTTCTTCTGGAAGAAGCACAGATGGATCTGTTTCAACTTTTGCAGGTACAACAACTATTACTTCAACAGGTGGAGGTTCTTCAGGAAGTTATTGTGGTAGTACAGCTTTTGATAACCCAGCGATTAAAGGAAATCCTGGTGGATCAGGTGGAGGTGGAGGTGCAGGACCTTCTTCTCCAGGATCATTGCCAGATATTCCAGCAGATAATAAAGGAACAGGAAATACACCTCCTGTTAGTCCGTCTCAAGGAAATCCAGGTGGTAGAGCATTACACTCTCCATCTTTTTCACCGACAGGAGCTGTTGCTGGTGGTGGTGGCGGTGGAGCTGGTGCGGCTGGTGGTGATATTACTCAATTAAGTCCAGGAAAAGCTGGTATGGGTGGAGTTGGAACTCCAACACAAATAACTGGATCTGCAGTTTCTTATGCAGGTGGAGCTGGTGGAGGTATAGGACCTGGTGCAGGTTTTCTAGTTGCTTGTGGATCTCCTTGTGGAACTGGTGGTGCAGGAGGCAGATATCCTGGAACTGCTGCAGTAGCAGGAACTACTAATAGAGGTGGTGGTGGAGGTGGCGGAGGCCATCAACCCCAAGCAGGTGCAAATGGTGGTTCAGGAGTTGTAATAATAAGATACAAATTTCAATAATTAATATGTATTTACTAACATTTAAAATTAATATATAAGGAGAAATATTATGGCACATTTTGCAAAACTAGGAGCTAACGGAAAAGTTATTCAAGTATTAACACTTGACAACAAAGATATGCTTAATGCTGATGGTGTTGAAGATGAATCAGTAGGTCAACAATATTTAGAACAACACAATAATTGGCCTGCACAAATGTGGATTCAAACATCTTACAACACACAAGGCAATCAACATTCAGGTGGCGGAACACCTTTAAGAGGTAATTACGCAGGTATAGGTTATGAATGGGATGAAGATAATAATATTTTCTGGCCTAAAAAACCATATGCATCTTGGGTAAAAAATACTACAACTGCAAGTTGGGACTCACCAATTGGTGATGCTCCAGCATTAACTGCAGAACAAGAATCACAAAATACAGCTGACACTCACAGATGGGATTACGTCTGGAATGAAGCTGGGCAAACTTGGGACTTGACAGATTCGAAAGCATAAATTAAAAATGGTGGTGGTATGCAGAAGAAAGTATTAACAGAACAAGCTTTATATTATGGTGATGTGGCTATGCCTAAAGGTTTTGAAATAAACCGAGAAAAACTTCAATCCGATATTTTATCTTCACAAATTAAAAATTCTGAATTTCCATTTTCAAGAACTTGGGATATGTTGAATACTTATATGAGAGATCATATAGGTTTAGAGTATGGATTTACTTTAGTTAACAAAGAAACGTGGGGAAATATCTATAAACCTGCGGAAACAACTATTCCTTTATTAAATATTGATCCAGTGGATCTACGTAACTCTCCAGACTATACATTGTTATATGGTGTAAAAGTTAAAGATTGTAATGTTAGAATACATTATGAAGATAACAGACGTAAAGGAAGAAGTTGGGATATACCACTTTTAAATAACAGATTTATAATGTTTCCATCAACTAATATGTATTACTTAACTAACAATCAAAAAGACTCTTTAAACTTTATACAAACTATAACTTATGAATATATTTAATGCTTATAGAAGAAAGAGTATTTTTTATTCACATACCCAGAAATGCAGGTAGGCACGTGATATCATTATTAGTTAATAACACTAACAAATGTGAATTTTATAACTTTGATAAATTAATAGATAAAATTGTTTTAGGTCACTTACACTTTCCTAACTATGAAAAAGTGTTTAATTATAAAAACGTAATAAAGTTCGCTATTATAAGAGATCCTATAACAAGATTTATATCTACATTTTCTGCTTCTAGTGAAAGTAATAATTTAGATATTTTTAATAACCAAACATCTTTTGATACGTTTATTAATAAATGGAGAAACGAAGGAGGAAATAATTGGTTTACTCCTCAAGTAAATTTTATAGACCATAAAACTAAACTTTGGAGATATGAAGATGGTTTGGGTAGCAAGTTTTTTGAATGGTTAAAAAAACATTTTAATATTTATATTAATAAAACAGAAAATTTAAAAAAAGTTTTTAACGATATGAATTATGATAAAAATAAATTAATTACTTTAACAAACAAACAAAAAAATTTAATACATAATTATTATTATCAAGACTATAAAATTTTAAACTATGAATTTATCTAATCATTATTGGTATTTTAGTGGTGTACTTACACCTAAATTTTGTGATGATGTAATAGCTTATGCAAATTCTAAAGAAGAAGTTATGGCTAGAACAGGTGGCTATGGTGATAGAAAATTAAACAAACAAGAAGTATTAGATTTAAAAAGAAAAAGAAACTCTGATCTAGTTTGGTTAAATGATACTTGGATATACAAAGAATTACATCCATATGTTCATATGGCTAATAAAAATGCAGGTTGGAATTTTGAGTGGGACAGATCTGAATCGTGTCAATTTACAAAATACAAACACAACCAATATTATGATTGGCATTGTGATAGTTGGGATAAACCTTACAAAAGAAAAGAAGGTGGTGAATTAGAATTTGATTTTAGAAATTATGATCCACATATGAGAGATGAAACTAAACATTTAAAAAAAGCAAAAGAGATATTACCTAAAGGAAGTATTATTGTGTTTCCATCTCATGTATGGCATAGAGTTAAACCAGTAACATCAGGTACAAGATATAGTCTTGTAGTATGGCATATAGGGAGGCCTTTTAGATAATGTTTATAAATAATTACTTTAACACAACTATTTGGTCTGAACAAAAACCAGAGTTTGTAAAATCATTAAACAAAGCTTCTAACAAATATATTAAAGAAGCAAGAAATAGAGAAAAGAAAAGAATAAAAGAATGGGGTGATTTTGGTACAAGTTATCATTC